CACCTTTGAATTTAAATATGTTATAACTATCAGTATCTTTAGGTGCAAATTCTTCGTTATAATTATAGTTAGCATCTAAATCTTCTGCTCTAAATAGTTTTTTCGCTTGTATTAGTTTATTACAGAACTCTCTATCACCTTTTGGGTTTCCTGCATACCTATAACGTATTTTAAACAAAGAGGTGTCTTGTACGCTCTTTTTATCACTTGTCTTAGGTACACTTGCAAACTCGAAAACTGTGTTTAAATCGTGTTCTTTTAACGTTATTTCGTCACATCTTCTATCATCTACTAACTCCCAGTCATCATAGTTTATATCTTCACCTAAATTAATAAGCATTTCTATATTCTGTGAACTCATTTTAACATCTACATCATCAACTTCATCATCAATAGTATCATCTATTACGTCTGCTTTTTCTTGTGTACCTTCTTCTGTACTTTTGTAGGTATCTCTTAACGGTATGAATGTTAAATCTGTTTCTAATCCTGCTAATTCTAATATTGGTGCTAATTCGTCTATAAATGTTTGTTGTATTGGTGAAACCTGATAATCTTGTACTAATTTACTTTGTACATCTAATTCATCTGCATTGCTATTAAAACCGCTTGATGTTTCTAATCCAAACAATGCAGGGAAAACTCCATGGCCTACAATTATTTTATTCATCGCCTCTTTAGATAAAAACTCCCATTGACTATGAGCGTCATTAACTTCTAAAGGCACAACCGTAACTTCCGCTTCTTTGCCATCATTAAACGATAATATAAACTTTCCAGCGTTACTACTTCCTGTTAGTTTTTGTTTAATCTTACGTTCTAGCTTGTCTTTTTGTGCATCATCTAAAGCAGCACCATTATTAAAGTTGATTATATAACCAAACGACAAACCATTAAGAATATGTGAAATTGAATAGTTAGCAATTTCTTCTTCCATCTGTGCGTACTGTAAAGAAGCAAGATAATTTGGATCAGAGTAGTAAAATTTACCAGGCTTATAAGGTTGTACTAATTTAACCATTAAACTTTCAGTCATTTTACCCTTAAATACTGGTAATTCTTTTACCTTATATTTATATGTCTTAGTCCAATCTTCACAAAATCCAACGCTGTTAATTACACCATCTTTATCTGCCTTTTCCATTCCTAGCTTATCAAATGGCAAGTGTTCTATTCTAGCAACACCACCACCCTTAGAACGTATCAACTGCATCGCGTACTGTCCAAATATTTTAAAATCTGCAATACATTTCTTCTGTTCTCTTTTATTGAATATTTCGTTTAATTCATCATATACTTCATTAGTACCATTTATTTCAATACCTTTTCCATATACCAATTCACACATCGTGTTTATGATGCTCTCATTTGTCGGTGAACCATTATATCTATCTATGATATATTGAAAGAATGAATTATCTCTACCATTTAAAACCCATTTACGACCTGGTATTTCCTCAACCGCTGGTTTTACGTAACTTGATAATTGGATTAAACTTATTCCATCATGTTTCTTATCCATGTATTTTGTAATTTTGTGAAACTTGTGCAGTTGCGAACAATTGCCCTCTATATATCACATTTGTAGTTGTATTGTCTGAAATTGTAAAATCATATCCTTTACCTTCAGCAGTTGTTAAATCAAAATCATATTTAATGTAACCATTAGCCAAAGTTCTAGTAACTGAAGGCGTAACACTTATTGTAGTTGCATCATCTTTTATTGATAATGTATGTGCGTTATCTATATTGTAATATCTTGGTATAATATAGATACTATGTGTTGTGTTTCCAGAATCAATGACTATCATACTATAATAACAACATTTTCCTATTTTGTACAAAAAAAGACTAATATAATTAAATATTAGCCTTAATTTACACTAAAGTAGGTTAATTATACTGAAATTTGTGTAGCACTTACTATTGCTAAAAATGCTGTTACTGTTGCTGAATCTAATGTTGGTGCAAAACTTGTTTCTTCACCAATAGCAGTTAAATTATAACCGTTAAATTCTCCTTTAGCACCACCTGATAAACCTGTTCCAGAAACTACAACACCATCTTCTAAACCAACGATTTTATAATTTCCCATTCTATCTTTTACAACACATCCTGGTTGTGCTGCTGCTAATAATTTAATTTCATTTGCAGTATCTTTATCTTGTTTCTTTAATGAAAAAGTTAAAGTTTGATTTACTACTGTTGTACCATCATTTTTAGATGTCACACTTGATTCTTCTAAGTTGTTGTTATCACTCTTTAGATCGTACTGATATGCGTCTGTTAAAGCCACATTCATTGCTGTTGCTTCTCCTGCTGTAATTGTAAAAGCATCAGCTATTCTATCAAAAAAGTAAACAGTACTTAAACCACCTACTGCATCTAAGCAAGGTTCGGCTCTACCTGTTGTTAATACACATGCCATATTATTATTTGTTTTTTATAAAAAAAGGGTAGAATAGCATATCACTAGACTACCCTTATTTATTAGTTAATTAATTATTCTTAGTTGGCTGCATTAACGATTCCGTAAGTGATAATATCACTAACATTTCCGTATTGTACACCATCACCCCATTCCATAACAACATGTACATTATCAGAACCATCTATCATTGATTGGTCTAACAATCTTACGTTTCCACTCAATGCTAAATCTTCAATACCATACCAAAGTACATTTGAACCTGTTGCAATCATAACATCATCAGATAATCCAGAACACTCAATTAATGGTATTCCTTCAAAGTTAGCTGTTGCTGTTCTTTCGTGAAAAGCATCGTAAGCACCTAAAGTTGCTTGTGCAGTAATATAAAATTTCATTGCTGCTGTTGATACTCTAATAGCAAACCCAGGCATGTTATAAATAGCGTTTGGAGCTGCTGCTTTAACCTTCCCTAATTCAGCAATAATATTTCCTGCTGTTAAAGTTGTTCCTGTTACTTCATTTGCTGCTGGTAAAGCTGCATCTACTGTCAAAAGACCTTCAATACCTTCAAACTCTCCACCTGTTCCGTTAGTTCCTTGCCATATTACCGTTTCTCTTGATGCTGCAACGTTTGCTGCTGCTAATCCAGCTAAATAAGATTCAAAAGAACCTGTGAAACGGCCACTTTTGTACATAGACTGCCAAACTGGTCTGTAAGTCTTTTTACATAATTTCATGTTTACCTCAAACTTTTCAGTTGTAAGAACACGATCCGCTACTGTTAAAGTACCACCTGGAGTAAAATCACAAGTTGCATCTTGTACAATTCCTGATAAATTTACATTTGGTACATTCCATTTGTAAGGTACATTTTCGATAACTTCCACACCACCATTTGTGATTGTAGTTGGTGCTAATAACGCTGCTGAGATAAATCTACCTGCATCTGCACCTGCATAGTTACTAGAGATTGTTTCAGTAGTAGCTAATTGAATTTTTTTGTTTTCCATTTTAATTTTTGATTTATCCGTTTATAGCGTTCATAACTCTTTCATGAATAGTTTTACCTACCATTATTCTAGGCTTAACTTCATCATGTTGATTAAGTTTAACACTCTCAACTTCTGGTTGTTTGTTTAATTCGATTTTAAGAGTTTCGTTCTCTTTTGTTAATTCATCTATCTTAGTAGATAATTCTAATTTAACAGCCTCTAGCCTTTCATCTGCTTGTGCTGAAAATTCAGTTTTAACAGTTTCAATAACTTCAGCCATAAATGCTTCTTTGTCAAATTCTTCTACTACTTCAGTAACCGCTTCTGGTTGAACTTCCATGTTCTCAACTTCTGGAGTTTCTTCTTTAGCAGAAAAAAGAGCCTTAACACCATCTAGTACTTCTTGTACTATTGATTTTTTTACTTCTTCATTCATGTTGTTTATATTTGTTTTTAATTGTACTTGTTCCAATCCTAATAAAGCATCGATAGAAAAACCTTTAATTTCTCCATTCTTTACTTTACTCCACATATCTTCGTTTTCAACTTTCATCATCGTTACCCATGTGCCTTTAGGATATGTTTTACCATAATTAGCACTTTTATCTGTTTCAGGGTTTTCAACTGTCCACGCCTCAACAACACTCATTCCCTCTAATTTTAGTTCATGTTCTAAACTAGAATTATTGTTGTTTTGGTTTCTCATAAATGAATGAGCAAGTTTTTCAATTGTTTCTGCTGTGAAAAACATTTCAAACTCATTACCATCTATATTTCTATAAATTCTTTTGTTGGGAATAAGAGCAGCACCAAGCAATAAAC